AATGGTGGCAATACTGACATCAATATAATTACTGATGTTCAAGCAGTTAAGAGATCTATTAGAAATTTAGTTTTACTTAACCACTATGAGAAACCTTTTCATCCAGAGATTGGTTCTGGTGTGCGTGACATGTTATTTGAATTAATGACACCTGTTACAGCACAAATACTAGCAAGAAAAATACAAGATGTTATAGAGAACTACGAACCAAGAGCAAGACTTGTTGGTGTTCGTGCTAACCCAAACCTAGACAGAAATGAATATGATGTTACTATTGAATTCTATGTGGTAAATGCTCCAACAGAATTAGTAGAACTAGATGTCATATTAGAGAGATTACGATAATGGCAACAGTAAACGATAAGAGATTAAGAGTAACAGAATTAGACTTTGATAATGTAAAGACTAATTTAAAAACATTCTTAAAGTCACAACAACAATTTAAAGACTATGACTTTGAGGGAGCAGGTATGAATATCCTGTTAGATACTCTCGCATACAATACTCACTATCTTGCAATGAATGCTAATATGTTAGCAAATGAAATGTACTTAGATAGTGCATCACTTCGTTCAAGTGTAGTATCTCATGCTAAGAGTTTAGGATACGAAGTAACTTCAGCAAGAGCACCTGTTGCTACAGTTGATGTTAAATTAATTACACCTGAAACTACAAAGACATTATCTGCAGGAACAGTATTTTCTACAAGTCTAGATGGGTCATCTTATCAGTATGTAAATATCTCAGATATAAGTGGTTCTAATGTTGGTGGAGAAATTATATTTCCTAGTGTTAAACTATATGAAGGAACATATATTACAGAAAGATACACTGTAGATAACAGTGATGTAGACCAAAGATTTGTATTACAAGATGTTAGAGCAGATGCTTCTACTTTAACTGTTAAAGTCCAAACATCTTCAACTGATACAACTACAACAACTTTCACTAAAGCAACAGACATAACTCAACTTGCTAGCACTAGTGATGTTTATTTTTTACAAGAAACTGATAGTGGTTTGTTTGAAATTTACTTTGGTGATGGTTTAGTAAGTAAAGCATTGTCTGATGGCAACATAGTTATACTACAATATATTGTAACTAATAAATCAATCTCAAATGGTTCTAACACATTTAGTCCACCTGCTAGTATAGATGGTGTCACTAATGTTACTGTTACTACAACAGCATCCTCTACTGGTGGTGCTGAACCTGAGTCAATCAGGTCGATTAAATTAAACGCACCATTAGATTATGCGTCTCAAGGAAGATGTGTAACTCCTAACGATTATAAAGTTTATGTTAAAAAATTATTTGCTAACACTCAAGCAGTATCTGTTTGGGGTGGCGAAGATGGAAGTTTTGATACTAGCACAGGTGTATCAGCAAATCCAGAATATGGTAAAGTTTTCATTTCTATCAAAACTACAACAGGACAAGATTTAACATCAACACAAAAGAGCAACTTAGTTTCTGCTCTTTCACCATTTAAAGTTGCTTCTATCACACCAGTAATAGTTGACCCTGATACTACAACTTTAATTTTAAATACTACTTTTAATTTTGACTCAACAGCAACAACTAAATCTAAAGAAGAACTCGAAACATTGGTTAGGTCTACTATTACCAATTATAATAATTCATCACTAAAACAATTTAACAGTTCATTCAGACATTCTAGAATGACTGGTTTGATAGATAATACTGACAGTTCTATTTTAAGCAACACTACAGTTGTGAGCATGGCAAAACTTATTAGACCTGTATCGCCTTCTGAGAATGCGTCATATACAATTAATTACAGTAATAAAATTTACAATCCACATGCTGGTCACCTAGCAATGAGTGGTGGCGTGATTGCTTCTACAGGATTTTTTGTAGACAATGGAGCAACAGAATATTTCTTTGATGATGATGGTAATGGTAACTTAAGAATATATTCTTTAGTAGGTTCTGAAGGCACAAGAGTTTATTTAAACTCAAATGCAGGAACTATTGATTATGATAATGGAATTATATCAGTTGGTGCAGTTAATATTACAGGTGTTGGATTAGTTGATGGTTCTACATCTTTAGATATTAGAATTGTTGCTATACCAGATTCTTATGATATAGTTCCAGTTAGAAACCAAATATTAGAGATTGATGCAGGTAACACAGTTGTTAACAGTAGAGTTGATGCTGAGGCAACAACTGGTGTAGGTTACAGTGTAACTTCTACAGGTGTTACATCTACAACTTCAGTAAATACAACTTCGACTACAACACCAACAACATCATATTAAAAAATGAGTGATATAGAGAGCAAGTCAAAACTGGTAACAAAATTATCACCTTTGATTGAAGGGCAAGTGCCTGACTTCATTCAGTCTGACCATCCATTCTTTGTCACATTTTTAAAACACTATTATCAGTTCTTAGAAGCAGGAAGAATTAAATACGATTCTGATATTCAGTATATTATAACAGAAACAAATGATACTGAGTATGTTGTGCTTGAGGGTTATACCGATGAACACCCTGACCATATTGAAGATAGGATAGTTACAGAAAGAGGCGACAATGGTTCTACTGGTCATTTTGAAAATAATGAAATAGTTACTGGTAGCACATCTGGTGCTACTGCTACTGTTCTTGTAGAAGACTCTAGAAATGAACAGATGTTTATAACATCTCAACAAAAGTTTATTACTGGTGAAACTATTACAGGTGCAACCTCTGGTTCTACTGCAACAGTAACAGAGTATCGTGCTAACCCTGTTCAAAACATTCAACAATTATTAGATTACGCAGATGTAGATAATAACATATTTGATTTCTTAACTCAAATGAAAGAATCATTTATGAACGATATACCAGATTCTTTAGCAAGTGGTGTTTCTAAAAGAGATTTAATTAAAAACATTCGAGACCTTTATACTGCTAAAGGTACATCAGAAGGACATAAGTTATTTCTTAGATTGTTGTTAGGAGAGAATGCTGAGATAGTCTATCCTAACCAATTTATGCTTAAAGTTTCTAATGGTAACTGGAGTTCTAATGCTGTATTAAGATGTACAACATCCAGTGGTGTTAGTGGTGAAGAAGCACTGTCACAATTAATAACAGGTAAAGTTTCTGGTGCGACTGCTACAGTGGTAAGTGTTGGTACATTTGTTGAAGGATCTTTTACAGTTACTGAGTTTATTATTGATGATATAGTTGGCACATTTAATGATGGGGAAATTATAACTTGTACATCAGCAACAAGAAATACTGATGTAACTTATACAGTTTCATCAGTAGTCAATAAAGCAACAGTTGTTAACGATGGTATCTTACACTCAGTCAGTGAAGATATTGATGTTGAGGGATTAGGAAGTGGATTAGAAAAAGTTCAAGTAGAATCTGTAGCAGGTGGTTCAGTAAGTGAAGTGTTTGTTAATACTGTTGGTACAGGATATGAGGTTGGTGATGATATAGTGTTTACTGCTAATTCAGATGACCAAGATGTATCAACTGCTGATGCATTTGTTAGTGTAGTTGGTGGTGGTATATTATCAGAAGATAATGCAAATAATATTGTTTTAGAAGATGGGACTTCATCATCGTTACAACCATTTCAGATTGCTCTAGAAGAAGGCAATGATTTATCAGATTTCTTTAGAGGTGATGGTGAAACAAAAGTATTTACATTATCAAATCTAAATGCTAACACTGATACAATTACATTACAGATAGATGATGTAAATTTAGCAACAACGAACTTACTTAATGAAACAGTTTGGACTGCATCTGGAACAACTCTAACATTTACTAACGCACCAGCAGATGGTGTTAAAATATTTGTAAGAGGTAATGAATCAAATTACATACTGCTTGATAGTACAAATGGTACTGCCGATGCAGGACATCAATTATTAACAGATACATTACAAGAAACTCAAGACACATATACTACGAATGATGATTTAATTGTATTAGAAAGTGGAACATTTGCTAATTTATCTGTTGCTACTGAAGAAGGAAACATTCGTAAAGTATTTGTAAACAATGGTGGCGAAGGATACACTAAACTTCCAGTTCTTACTATAACAAGCACAAGTGGTACAGGAGCAAAATTATTAACACTAACAACTGACATTGGTCGTGCCACTGGACTTAAAATTATTAATCCAGGATTTAGTCATACTTCTGATAATCCACCAGAATTAGATTTTAGAGCACACTTTGTACTAAAAAATGTTAGTGGTACATTTGCTGCAACTAATACTTTAACAACTCACAGTGGTACTGTGAAGTCCTACAATGCTGATACGCAGGTTCTTGAGACAACCTTTAGAGATGTAGAGGAAATTATTTCTGAGTCTGATGGTTCTAATAATCAAGGTATAGAACTTGAGAACGAAACACTAACACCTGCTGGTGTTATACTAGAGGACATACAACAGTTCGATGGTGGTGGGTTTGTTACACTTAATGGTACAGGAACAACTTCACCATCAAATGTATTCAGAAGATATAAGATTACTGCTGGTAGTTCATCTGCTGATGAGAATGTTATAAAGTTTTTCATTGATGGCATTGAAGCACCAACTTTAGAATTATTAGAGGGAAGCACATACTTCTTTGATTTATCAGATAGTTCACTTTATAATTTAAGTGAGTCATTAAACAGAAAGTTTCAATTATCAACAACTCCTGATGGAACTAATGCTAGTGGTACAGAATATACCACTGGTATTACTAAAAGTGCAACTTCAATAAGACAAGGCACTGCTGGAGCATTTTTAAAACTTGTTGTTGCTGCGAGTTCACCAACTTTATATTATTACAATGCTAACTTATCTGGTTTTGGTAACACAGTATTAACTCCAAAATTACCAGATACTATTAATGATGCAGACGATAGTATTTTATTAGATGGTACAACTAGTTATGAGTCTGTTATTTTACTTGAAGAAGGAACACCTAGATCTGATAATGCAACTGATACACTAAGACAAGAAAGTGGTCAAGCAATCGGCACTGTATTAGGTGATGTAAATGGACCAGAGTTTTTATTAGAAGAAAGTATAGAGGGTGCACCAGTACAAGATGAGGGTGACAAGTTAGTCATAAACGCATATCAAGAATTAAGTAATAGCAGTTTCTTATTAACAGAACATACAGGTGGTAGAGTTTCACATGAAACATTTGGTAATACTTTAGTTCTTGAAGACAATGAACAGATTTTATTTGAAGAGGATGAGGCACAATATTATATTGTTGCTGATGCTACTGCCACTGGAAGTAGAGATGAAAACTATAATATAATTTTAGAACAACCGATAGATTTCTCAGATAGAGATGTTGTAATCACTGACTCTAGTGGAGCGAGTGGTACTATCATCAATGCTGATATAGGTACTGGTACATCTACCATAGATACTTGGATGCAATCTGCAGGTTCTTACATTGATGCATTTAGTATTATAGATGAAGACTTAATTCGTATTCAAGATTCTTATTACTATCAAGATTATTCTTATGAAGTTAAGGTTGGTCAATCATTCTCAACTTACATTAATGAATTAAAGAGAGCAATACATCCTGCTGGATTCCAACCATTTGGTAAAGTTTCTATCGCATCAACTATATCTGTCGGATTAAGAAACGCAGGTTCCTTTGCTCCAGAATATCGAGAAAAGTTCTCACCAATACTTGCATCATCATTTGAAGCACTGTTTGATGAAACTCTACAGATGCGTATTGCTGCCAAGAAACTTGATGGACAAATCAATGATACACTAGTTCTGGAAAGTGGACATAGTATAATTTTCGAAGATAGAAACTCTGGTGGTAGATTAATGTCAGAAGAATCTATTGCTCCAGGTGGAGATGCTGAGGGTTATGCATTACAAACTATTAATGTTAAACGAGAAACATCATTACCATCACTTCGAAGAGATAACTTATTATTAGATCTTGCGTTTTATCCATTTACTGAGAACGCAGGAATACAATTAGAGAATGATACTCCAGGAAGTTTTAATGGAGGTTATGTTGTATTAGATGGTGTAGAAGTTATACCACAACCAGTATTATTTACAATACTTGAAGACGAATCTGGATTTGTTTTATTAGAAGATAGTGGTAGAATTAGACAAGAGGGTGATAGATGGTTTATTCCACCAGGAGATGATATCGCAGATATTGGTGAGAAAATTCATTTAGAAGAAGATTATGAAGATGCTGGTTTGACATTTGAACAAGTTGGTGAGATAAGATTAAGTGATGTATTTGAACCAGACCATATAAGATTAGAAACAATTGAGTCTACCTATTTTCCAGATGCGATAGAAATAGATGAGATACTATTAGAATCTAATGGTCAAATATTATTAGATGGTATTGATAGTGATGCCACATCTGCTGGTTATAAAGTATTACAAGAAACAACCAAGAGAGGATATTTTGATTTAGATAGTAATGGTCAAGTAGAAGCAGAAGAGTTTGACAGTACTTCTGTCTTTGATAAAATGCTTCAAGAAGGAGTGGATAATATTGTATTAGAGGATTACTTCTCCGCAAATGACTTTGATGATATTATATTGGAAGATAGTAGTGGATTCATATTACTCGATGGTGATATTGTTGCTACTTACTCTGACGCACAAAAATTTAGAGTGAACTTAGAAACATTTGAAACTACAACCACAGTATTAACTTTAGAAAGTACAAACTTAATAACTAATTCTGGTCATGTTCCATTTGAGAACTACACATTAAGTCCAGAAACTACACCTAATAAGATGGGTCTGGGATCTCTACCAGTGGTACACGAAGCAATTATTGATGTTAGAGCAACTGGTGATGTAGCACTAGAAGATGGAACTGATACAACAGGTGGTAATTTAGTATTAAATGGAACGAATGGTTCTTCTGCTAATGCAGGTGAAAACTTGGATTTAGAGGGAGCAACTGGTATAACAATTTAAAAGTCGTGAAAAAACTTTTATAAATATAAACATAAGTAAGTAACAGACAGGAAACGACACATGTCAGCAATTATAACCGAAAAATTTAGACAACATAATTCTAAGCAGTTTGAGGAATCTTTCTCAGAAACAGCAGGAAATGCTTATTATTTGTTTGTCGGAAAGTCAGCACCATTTACCTCTGGTACAACATCAGGAAGTGATGGATCCCCACCAATACCAAGTGATTCCCCAGCAGATACAGAGTATTATGCATGGGATTCTATGTTGGGTGCAAAGAAGATAACATCTTCAGATATAGCATTTACTATTCCTAGAAGGAACTGGGTAAATGGAACAACTTATGATATGTATGAGCACAATATAAGTTCTTCTAATGCAACAACAAGTGGTGCTTCTAATTTATATAACTCATCTTTTTACTTTGTAACATCTGATTATAAAGTATACAAAGTTCTGGATAATAATGGAGGAACTGCCTATTCAGGTGCGGAACCAAGTTCTACCTCTAGTGCTCCTTTTGCTTTGGGTGGGTATGTTCTTAAATACATGTATACAATATCAGCATCTAATGTAGCAAAGTATGTAACATCAGAGTTTGTTCCTGTCGTAACTGACTCTACTGTTTCTGCTGCTGCTGTCGATGGTGCGATAGAATCATTAACAATTACTGGTGGTTCAGGTTATACTAATGGCACATATTATGCTGCAGTTTATGGTGACGGCACTAGTGCTGGAACTGCATCAGGTGCTATCATAAGAATTACAGTAAGTAGTAACCAAATACAATCATTTGGTTTAACTGCTGGAACTGATACAACAGTTCATGCTAAAGGTGCTAACTATACTTTTGGTACAGTAAACTTGGGAACAGGATTTACATTTAGTGATGCAGGTTTAACAAGTGCATCTAATATGAGTGGTTCAGGTGGAGCAGTAAATGTTGTCATCAGTCCAAAAAATGGTCATGGGTTCTTCCCTTGTGAAGAATTAGGTGGTCACTTTGTAATGACATCAACATCTTTAACTGGTGATGAGGGCGACGATATTACAGCAGCAAATGACTTTAGACAAGTTGGTTTAGTTGTTGACCCAACAAACTTTGGTACATCAACTATTGCTAGTGCTACTACAATAAGACAAACATATGTTGTTAAGATGTCATCTAATAGTGGTAACTTCGAAGTAGATGAAAAGATTTCTCAAGCAACTTCAGGTGCTATTGGTAAAGTGGTTGAATGGGATTCTACATTAAAACTTTTATATTATCAACAAGAAAGATTTGGTGACTTTGGTACTAATAGTACAACAGGTGACCATAGTCTATTTACTGGAACAACCACAGTTACTGGTGCAACTTCTGGTGCTACTGGTTCACCCTCAAGCACAACTGAGTCAGTTACATTAGCAAATGGCACTGCGTTGTCATTATCATCTGGTTATGCTAATCCTGAATTAGAACCAGATAGTGGTTTGATATTGTATCTAGAAAATCGTAAACCGATACAAAGAGATACAGACCAAACTGAAGATATTAAATTAATAATTGAGTTTTAAATATGGCACAAAATACTGATTTAAATGTCGCACCTTATTTTGACGACTTTAATGAAAATGATAATTTTCATAGAGTTATGTTCAGACCTGGATTTGCGGTACAAGCAAGAGAGTTAACAACTCTACAATCTATTTTACAAAATCAAGTAGAACGACATGGTAGTCATGTATTTAAAGAAGGAAGTGTAGTAATTCCTGGACAGATATCGTATACTGATTCTTACGATAGTGTTTCTTTACAAAGCACATTTGGTGGTGAAGATATAGACGCAAGTCAGTTCTTAAATACTACCGATCCTGTATCTATTACTGGTGTTACAACTGGTGTTAAAGCATATGTTGTAGGATATCAAGATGCTACATCAACAACTGCACCAATCTTATTTGTAAACTATTACCAAACAGGGTCAGATAACTCAACTGCTGTTTTTGGTAATGATGAAAACATTACTGCTGATGTTGCTATAACACATACAACTGGTTATGCGATAGGAGCAGTTTCAGCAACAACTTCTACTACCTCTGCTTCTAATACTGGTTCGGCAGTAGAAATTAATGAAGGTATATATTTTGTTCGTGGATCTTTTGTAAGAGTCGCAGAACAAACATTAGTATTAAGTACAAACTCAATAACAGAATCTGCTCGTATAGGTTTAGTTGTATCTGAAGATTTAATTACACCTGAAGAAGATTCTTCACTTACCGATAATGCTAGAGGTACTAGTAACTATGCTGCCAAAGGTGCACATAGATTAAAATTCACATTAACACTTTCCAAGTTAGATGAAGAATCTGCTGATGATGGTTCGTTTATAGAATTAATGAACCTTAAAAATGGTATCGTTCAATCTGAAGCAAGAAATACAGATTATTCAGTATTAGGTGACACACTCGCAAGAAGAACTTTTGATGAGTCAGGTGATTACACTGTAAGACCATTTACATTTGAAGTAAAAGAATCTATTGATAATTCTGTAGGTGGTAGAGAGTTTTCTGGTGTGTATAGTTCTGGTAATACAACTGATGATGGTAATACTGCTGGGGAAACTTTATTATCTGTTGCTTGTTCTACAGGTAAAGCATACATTCGTGGTTACGAAGTAGAAAAGATTGCTACTACATTTAAAGATATAACTAAATCAAGAGATTTTAATACTGTAAGTGGCGGAATAACTAATTTAGATTTTGGTAACTTTGTAAAAATTGATAACTTGTATGGTACTCCAGACATTAGCGATGTAAGTGGTGAGGCAACACCATTCAAAGAAGTCAAGATTTTTAACACTGCTACTTCTTCTAGAGGTGCTGCAGCAGGAAGTCAAATAGGTACAACTAGAATTAGAGCAATACAATATTTAAGTGGCACATCTGGTAATGTGGCAGCAATATACAGAGCATACTTGTTTGATACTCGTATGTTTACAAAACTTACAATGAGTGGAACACCAAGTCCAACCATAGTAGCAAACGAAGCAACTGGTGGACAAAAAGTAACTGGTGTCACATCTGGTGCTACTGGTTTTGTTTATGGTTCACTAACAACTGGTACAGCAGTTTTCTTAACAAATGTAACTGGTACATTCCAAGCATCTGAAAAGATTACAGTTCATGACTCTGGTGAAACAGATTTAATTGTTGAGAATAGCAGTAATGCAGACTTAACTATTTCAAGTATTAATAGTTTTAAATTTAGTGAAGGAAAACAATTGTTCATGGATGACGCAGATTCTGGACAAGATTTCACTGCTGACTTAATACTTGAGCAAGTTCGTTTAGATTATACAGTAGCAGGAGATTTATCTACTACCCTCGCAGCAGTTAAACAACCAATTATTTATAGATCGGATGAAAACACAACTCTATTCGATTTACCAAAAGATACAACTAAGACTTTATTGACTGCAGATAACAGTGGTGCTAGTGACACACAATACACTATAAGAAGACAGTTCGTAGGAACATCTAACTCTTCTGGGGCAGTATCGTTCTCCGCAGGAACAAACGAAGTATTCGCATCCTTTGCAGAGGGTGACTATGTTATGACTATACTTGTAGCAGGAGATGGTTCAGGTGCACAGGGTGCCCAAGTTCCTATTTCTGGAAAAATAACAGGTACTGGTTCAGCAACAATTACAATTACTGATGATACAATATTAGGTGAGAATGCTAAAGTTAAACTTATCGGAACTATCGTTAAGAGTAATGTTGCTGCTGCAATTAAAACTACAAACCTATGTAAGCAATTAAAAGTTGCTGCTGACTCAGATCCGTTTGGTACAAGACCAACACATAGTGTAATATCATTAGGTAGAGCAGATGTGTATCAACTACTTGCTGTGTATGATTCAGAAAGCACAAGTGCAGATGCTACAACACCAGAAATGACATTGTCATCTGTTACTGGAACATTTGATAGAGGTGAAAAAATTACAGGTGCAACTTCTGGTGCTATTGCTAGATGTATTACAGCAACAAGTCCAATGTCTTATGTAATTTTAGGTGGAGTTGGTTCTACTGACTTTACTGCAGGCGAAACTATTACAGGTTCAAACTCTAGTGCTACAGCAACAGTCGGCACTGTAACTGTAGGAAGTAAATTACTTACAGATAATTATAAATTAGATACTGGTCAAAGAGATAACTATTATGATATTTCTAGGATACACAAAAATTCTGGAGCAGCAGATCCTACTGGAAGATTATTAGTTGTATATGATTACTTCTCTCATGGTTCTGGTGACTTCTTTAGTGTTGACTCATATACATCACAAGCAGGACAAATGAATTTTGATGATATACCAGCATACAATGAATCTTTAGTTAATCCACAAACAATACAAATAACAGGACATCACTTACTAAGAAACTCATTAGACTTCAGACCAACTGTTGCTAATATTAGTGGTACTTCTGAAACTATATCAACTGTAGACCAAGTAAATGCTGAATCCTTTGATTTTGTACATAGAGCATTTACAGGAACTGGTTCTGCTAGTATAGACATACCAAAACCAGATAGCACTTGTTCAAACGACTTTGAATTTTATCTATCTAAAATTGCTAACTTATTTTTGACTGCTGATGGTGAATTTAAAATTATAGAGGGTAGTTCTGCAGAAAGTCCTGAAGAACCAAAAGATTTAGATAACGCATTAAAACTTGCTAGATTCTTTATCCCTGCTTTCACATTTACACCAGATTCCGTTGAGTCTAGAAGATATAAAACACAAAGATTTACAATGAAAGATATTGGTCTTTTACAAGATCGTATCGAAAATATAGAATATTATACAGCATTAAGTTTATTGGAAAGAGATGCCGAATCTTTTGAAATATTAGATGCGAATGGTTTAAATAGATTTAAGTCTGGATTTATAGTAGATAACTTTGCTGGACATAAAGTTGGTGATGTTTTCCATCCTGACTATAATGTTGCTATTGATATGATAGATAATGAATTAAGACCTATCGGTGATGGTAGAAATGTTACACTTGTAGAATCTGTTACAACTGACTCAGAAAGAACAGGTGCTGGTTATCAAAAGACTGGCGACTTAATAACACTTCCATATACTGAAGAAGTATTTGTAGAACAACCTTATGCGACAAGAGTTGAGAATGTACAACCATTCATGACTAGTAACTGGGTTGGTAAAATTGAATTACAACCTGCTAGTGATACATGGTTTGAAACAAAACAAGCACCAGCAGTAATAGTAAATCAAGAAGGAAACTTTGATGCTGTAGTAGCATCTGCAGATATCGGAACAGTTTGGAATGCGTGGGAAACTCAGTGGTCTGGTGTTGTGAGTACAATTACAACTAGACCATTCTTAGCAAATCAAGGAGTTATTCCACCAGAAGCAGTTATTCGTCGACCAATGATGGGTCCACCACCACCACCTGTTGCTAACAAGAAACAAAATGGAGATAAATTTAGATTCTTCTTGGTAAATGAAAATGGAGAAATAACTAATGACGCATAGAACTAATAACAATACAATAGTTCGTACAGTATCATCTGTTCGTACAGACCAAACAAGGACTGGTCTAAGAACTGGTGTTGTAGAAAATATAGAAACAGAATCAATAGGAAGTAGAGTAGTATCTAGAGCATTAGTTCCATTTATACGACCAAGAACTATTTCTTTTGAGGGTAAAGGGTTTCTACCAAACACTAGAGTATATGCTTTCTTTGCTGGTGTTGATGTTAATTCATTCTGTACTCCTGGAGATGTTGCTTATAATTCTATAGGAGCGAATGGTCAAAGAGTATCTTACACAGCACAATCTGACGATGAAACTTTTTCAAATGTGACAAGTCCAGTTGAGGGCAGTTCACTTATCGCAAATGGTGTAGGTGAAGTAAGAGGTACATTTAGAATTCCTAACACTAGATTTAGAGGTCAAGAAAACAATCCTAGATTTAGAACTGGTGAAGTAGAATTTAGATTAACATCCAGTTCAACTAACTCTAAAGATGAGTCAGTGGTTGAAACTGCTGGACAAACAATCTACAACGCACAAGGTATTTTAGAAACTGAACAAGAAACTATCATAGCAACTCGTAATGCTAGAATTGTACAAAACACTGTTACACAAAATAGAAGTTTAACAAGTTCAACATCTCGTGATAGAATAGTTGAACCAAGAGGTCGAGTAGATCCTTTAGCACAAACATTCTTAGTAACAGAAGATGGTGGTTGTTTTGTAACTAAAGTAGATTTATACTTTGGTGCTAAAGATAAAATTTTACCTGTTTGGGTTGAGATAAGAGATGTAGTAAATGGATATCCTGGACCAAAAGTTTTACCATTCGGTAGAAAGGTATTAAATGCCAGTGATATAAACATTTCTTCAAATGGTGCTACACCAACAACATTTAACTTTGACTCACCAATTTACTTGAAGCAAGGTTTAGAATATTGTGTTGTGTGTTTAACAAACAGTTTAGACTACAGACTTTGGATCTCACAAATGGGTGAAGTTGATTTATCTGGTACTGGTCGAACAGTGTCATCTCAACCACATCTTGGATCTTTATTTAAGTCACAAAACAATACAACTTGGAATGCTGTACAATCTCAAGATATGAAACTTAATATGTACAAAGCAAAGTTCTCTACAACTGCTGGTACAGCAACATTAAAGAATGAAGAAATAGGGGAAGAAACTACTCAAGAAGATGGCACTACAAAATTATATGGTGCTCGTCTCGGAGCAAATCCTATCGTATTAACTCATGATACTCTAGAGGCAAGAGTAAAGCATGGTGACCATGGTATGTACTCTACTTCTAATAATGTAACAATCACTGGTGTTAAGTCTGAGATATCTACTACTCTTGATGGTGCTATTACTGCAACTAGCACATCATTAACTCTAACATCGGCAACAGGATTCCCAGGATCTGGTACAGCATTCGTTAAGATAAACAACGAGATAATCTCTGGTACTATTTCTGGAACAGCAATATCGTCCTTGACAAGAGGTGTAGGTGGAACAACAGCAGCAGCACATGTTGATGACTCAACTATTGAGTTATACATGATTAACAATGTACCATTAACAGAAATTAATACTACACACACTGATATTAGTAATGTCAATATAGATTCTTATACTATAACAATATCAACATCACCTGCTGTAACTGGTGGTTCTACAGATGCTGAGGTGGGTGGTGCTAATGTATTTGCTACTGAAAATTATAGATTCGAAACTGGTAAAACTATTATTGGATCTATGGAGTTACCTGATACAGATATATCATTAAACATAAAGAAAACTACAGGTACAAGTCCAAGTGGTACTGAAACATCATTTACAAAAGATGCAACTTCATCAGTAATTACTTTAAATGAAAACTTTAAATTAGATTCTACTGCTATTGTTGCTTCTCGCATAAATGAATTAAATGAATTAGGTGGTGCTTCTTCTTTAGAATTACCAATTACTTTGTCTACAACAAATGAAAACTTATCACCTGTAATAGATTTAGATAGAGCATCTTTAATTGCTGTATCTAACAGAGTAAATGATGTGGAATCATCTTCAGATGTTTATCCTACAGCAAACTTTGTTGACTCAACTAAACCTAGTGGTGACAATAACTCTGCAATATATTTTACTAAATCTGTAGTTTTAGAAAGTCCTGCTACTGCTTTAAAAATATTCTTTGCTGCTCAAAAACATTCTTCAGCAGATATTAAAATTATGTTTAGAATTAAACCACAAAACTCTGATGAAGATTTTGAAGATTTAGGTTTTACATATTTTAATACTGATGGTTCACCAGATGGTGGCATAACTAATTCTTTAGATGAAAATGACTTTAGAGAATATTTCTATACTGCTGGTCTTGATGATGAAGGTAGTGGAACAGCACTAGAAGAATTTAAACAATTTCAAATAAAAATTATTTTACAATCAACTGATGCTGCGAATCCTCCAAGAATTAAGGATTTAAGAGCAATTGCTTTGGCGACATAATATGGAAAAACGAGAGTATGTAAAGGTAGAAGATAATACAGATCTAGCAAGAGATATGAATTCTGGTGCTGTAGTTAATGTTAATACTTCTGCTTTTGAAAACGCAAAAAGAAGATCTTTGGATGCTCAAAGACAGAGGGATGAAATAAGAGATGCCACTAGAGAAATAAATAGTTTAAAGTGTGAGATGCATGAAATAAAAGACATGCTAAAAACTCTAATCGATAGATAAGGTTTCTTAAATGGCAACTGTAATTAAACCCAAAAGATCCGAAACTGGTAGTTCAGTTCCTTCTACATCTAATCTTGCTGTAGGGGAAATGGCAGTAAATACTGCTGACCAAAAAATATATGTAAGAGATAGTTCAGATAATATTGTTATAGTAGGTGCAGGTACAGCATCAGCATCAGAACTTGCTTGTGATGATTTAACTGCTGGCGATGCTGCTGTAACTATATCTACATCTTCTGGAAATATTACAATCGATGCAGCAGCAAATGATAGTGATATAATTTTAAAAGGTACAGATGGTGGTGCTGATACAACATTCTTAACTATCGATGGTTCTGCTGCTGGAGCAGCAACATTTAACAATAAGATTGTCGCAACAGAATTAGATATTTCTGGTAATATATCAAGCACAAGAACAGACACAAACACAAATCTTACTTTAACTACTACAGAAGATAGTGCTAGTGCTGGTCCAGTTATAGATTTGAAACGAAACAGTGGTTCACCTGCTGACAGCGATTACTTAGGGCAGATTAAATTTCAAGGTGAAAATGATGCAGACCAAGAAGTTTTATATGCAAAAATTACTGGTAAGATTGGTGACGCATCTGATGGTACAGAAGATGGTATTATAGAGTTTGCTTGTAAAGAAAATGGTTCTAATGTTATTAACATGAGATTAACTAATGACCATTTAAATCTACTTAACAGCACAGATCTAGATGTAGATGGAACAGTAACAGCAACAGGTACTTCTGTCTTTGCTTCATTAGATATATCAGGTGATATAGATGTTGATGGTACTACAAACTTAGATGTAGTTGACATTGATGGTGCTGTAGATATGGCAACAACTCTCGGTGTTACTGGAGTTGTAACTGCTAATGCTGGTGTAGTTATAGATAACATTACAATAGATGGCACAGAGATAGATTTAAGTTCAGGTGATTTAACATTAGATGTAGCAGGAGATATTATTTTAGATGCTGGTGGAGATGAAGTTATTTTTAAAGATGGAAGCACTAATGTAGGACATGTTAGTTTAGACAGCGATAATTTAACAATTAAATCTTTAGTTAGCGATAAAGACATGATATTTCAAGGTAATGATGGTGGTAGTGGTATTACAGCACTTACATTAGATATGTCTGCTGCTGGAGCAGCAACATTTAATAACGATGTTACTGCGTTCTCAGATGTAAGACTTAAAGAAAATATTGAAACTATACCTGATGCGTTGAACAAAGTTTGTCAAATACGAGGTGTAACATTTGATAGAATTGATACAGATGGACCAAGACAGATGGGTGTAATTGCTCAAGAAGTTGAAGAAGTTGCACCAGAAGTAATAAGAGAAGATAGTTCTGATGATAAAATTAAATCAGTTGCTTATGGTAATATGGTGGCACTCCTTATCGAATCAGTTAAGGAACTAAATGAAAAAGTAGAAAAACTTGAAAAAACAATTATAAATACTAAAAAGATTAACAGGTAGGATACAAACATGGCAATATCTGCTACAAGTGTTCCAGCAACGAACACATTAAATCAGTTAAGGACGCAGTTCAATAACCTCGTAACCGATGTTACAGGTATTGAAGCAGGTACTATTGAATATAACGAATTAAATACTAATAATATTTCTTCAGGTACTTTTAATGTAAAAGAAGATGGAGTGATAGTATTTGAGGGTGCTACTAATAATGACTTTGAAACTACCTTAACAGTTGCTGACCCAACAGCAGACAGAACAATTACATTTCCTGACGAAACTGGCACTGTATTATTAAGTGGTTCTACAAGTACATTTAGTGGTGCAGCAACAACAGTTGTTTCAAGTGCTAATAACACTGCTAACGAAAGTGTTTTTGTTACTTTTGTAGATGGTCAAACTGGAAGTCAAGGAATTGAAACAGATTCTAATTTAACATATAATCCTAGCACTAATATTTTAAATGCTGAGATTCCAGCAGATAATCTTTCTGCAGGTGATGCTGCAATTAACCTAACTACAACATCTGGTAATATAACCATAGATGCTCAAGCGAATGATTCTGATATTATAATTAAAGGAACAGATGGTGGTGCTGATACAACATTCTTAACTATCGATGGTTCTGATGCAGGTAAAGCAACATTCAATGGTAATGTTACAGCAGCATCTTTTACAGGTAATATAACTGGTGCTGTTACAGGCAATGCTGACACTGCTACAGCACTTGCTACAGCAAGAGCAATCGCAGTCGCTGGGGCAGTTGCTGGTACTGCTAACTTTGATGGTTCAGCAGGAATTAGTATTTCTACAACACAACAAAATAATTCTGTTACATTAGGAACACATACAGCAGGTGATTATGTAGCAACGATTACTGGTGGAACAGGTGTAGATTCCACTGCTGCGACTTCTGGAGAAACTACTACTCATACACTATCAGTAGATTTGTCAGAACTTACAACTTCAACTTCTGACGGAGATGGTGATTTCTTTGCAGTTGTTGATGCTTCAGATGCTCAAAAGAAATTAACAAAAGGCAATATTGCTCTTTCTGGTTTCAATAACGACTCTGGATTTACTACAAATGCTGGAACTGTAACAAGTGTAGAATTAACTGCTGGTGCTGGTATTGATGTATCAGGTGGTGCGATTACAGGATCTGGTGCGATTACAGTAGCAGTAGAAAGTGATTTAAGAAACGATGTATTTCAAATAGGTAGAGATACTAACGATTATTATATTATCAACACAACAACTCATGATTGGTATCTAGATGGCAACATGGATATGCGTTTAGAGAATGATGGAGATTTACATGTAGATAACGATGTAATTGCTTTCTCAACTACAACTTCTGACGAAAGATTAAAGACTGATATTTCTACAGTAGAAAACGCATTAGAAAAAGTTAAAAGTATCAGAGGTGTTGAGTTTACATACAAAAATGATGGTAAGAGAAGTGCTGGTGTAATAGCACAAGAAGTAGAAAAAGTATTACCACAAGCAGTTAGAGAAAAAGCATTACCACTCCAGATGGGTGTTGAAGATGAAACCGAATATAAAGTATTACAATATGACCAATTACATGCCTTATTAATTGAGGCAGTGAAAGAATTGTCTGATGAAATTGAGGAGTTGAGAAGTGGCATTACCAAGTAGTCCCAATAGTTTATCTATAAATCAAATAGCAGGAGAGTTCGGTGGATCTACTCCGCATTCTCTATCAGAATATTATGCTGGTGGTGATAATGTAGCATCTGGAATACAAGGTGACAGTGGTGCTATTCCATCATCAGGTGCAATCTCTATCGGTCAATTTTATGGATCGGCAAATAGAATTAGTATTGCTCTAACAATATCTTCCAATACAAACAACTATCAAATATCTCAAAACAGAGGTGGAACTTATTCATCAGGTATAACTGACATAGTTCTAACTAACAATGCTCAAGTAGGTTCTAATGCTGTTGGAACTGCTGCACTTGCTACAGGTGCATCACCCAACTGGGCAACTGGCGACACAATTACTATTGTAAACAATGGTGCATTTAGAGGTCGTGGTGGTGATGGTGGTGGTGGTATGACTTCTGCAGGTGCATCAGTACAAGCAGGTCAAGCAGCAGGTGATAGTATAGAAATTAATTATCCTGTTACTGTACAAAACACTGCTCCAGGTGATATCTATGCTGGAGGTGGAGGAGGTGGTGGTGGTGCCAGAGGTTCATCTGTACAACCTGGACAACCTGGAAATCCAGGAAACCCACCAAGTGGTGGTAAGAGTCCATCTCCTGGACAACCTGGACAACCTGGAAATCCACCAAGTACACAATTCTTCGGAGGAGGAGGAGGTGGCGGTGGTGCTGGATCACAAGCAGGTTCTGGTGGTGCTGGTCGTAATAGTCAAGGACAAGCAGGACAAGCAGGATCAGCAAATTTAACTAGTGGTGGAGCAGGTGGTAACTCTACTGGGCAAACAAATCCTAATGGTGGAGCAGGTGGTGGTAATGGTGCTGCTGGAGGACAAGGTACTGGAACAAGTGATGGTGCTGGAGGTGCAGCAGGTAAAGCAATTGAACCAAACGGAAACCAATTAACATTAAATAATTCTGGGCAAGTCATTGGAGCAACATCTTAATGGAATTAAGTAGAATTGTAGTTCAGAATAAAGATATAAAAGAAATCGCATATTATGCTTTGACTAAAGATGATACTCAGATGTTATCTTTGAAGTCAAGAATACATGCTGTTTGGAATAACTTCTTTATTAATAGAAGAGGATTTGAACAGTTTATTCAGGAAGCATACATTGATGTTTCTAATCCAAATATTATAACCATCGCATCTTATTATCTAGATGATGATGGAGAAACTGTTAAAAATATTTTAGACTCTGTTCCAGATACTGTTGCTAGTGGTCTTTCTAGAGCAGAAGCAGATCGAGAATTTCATAATGATACACAAACAATAGAGATAGAGTATACCTCTCCAAGTTTGCCATTTAGTATGCCTTCTAATGTTAGTCTTAGAAGAATGACACATGACTTTGATGCAAAGTATGTTGATAAGAATAAATCAAATGTATATGTTATAGGTGAACTTGCAAATGTAGACTCTTTAGTCAAATCATTAAACAGTAGTTTATCTGCTACTATTCCATCAGGATATACACTTAGTGTAAATGATTCTTTTAAATTAGTTTTTGATAACGATGACAATTTAACTGCATGCACTTTATCTCCCCAAGATTCTTTTCCATATGCTGATGAGAATATTCCTCTTTCTTTATACCATAATCTATTATTAAATAAAGAACAAATGTTCTGGACATTTAACTTAACAGATGAAACAAGAAAGTTTGAAATCGCATATAATTCAGGTTCAGCATATCCTGTAGAACCATTGGGAAAAAATCTATTATTGCTAATGATAACAGAAGAATACGATTCAAGTTTTAATAATACTAATGTTCAACATGTATATGTTCAAGGTAGATTACATGATGTATATGCATGGGCAAAGAGTTTAAAGTCAGATATAGATTTGCCAATACCTGACGATTTAGATACAACCGATAAAATATTATTTGAAGATGGTTCTGTCTATATGATACAAGAAGGTGAGTTTATGCCGAATGATGATATGGATTATATTTGTTTCGAGACTGGTGAGAGAATGATAATTCGTGAACATGAATTAACTGAAGATACTGATTACTTTAAATTCTCATTTAACTCTGATGATGAATTAACAAGTGTAGAATTATATGGTGGTGTTCAGGTACAACAAGTCAGATCTAAAAAGGTTAGAAGACAATTTAGTATTGAACATACTTTAAGATATTCTGATGGTATTAAAAACTTAGATGTAACTAAAACACTAGTTTCAGATTCAGCATGTAAAATTGTTCAACCAAAATATGACACAGATGGATTTAGGTACGCAGACGAATAAATTATGTTCTTACATAGAGTATTGATTGAAGACTGTAAAGTCTTAACTAGAGTATGGTGGTTTGATCCAACAAAACTATCTGAAGTAAAATTTGTCAAAAAGATTCACAAACAGATAAGTGATGTGTTTCCTGATGAGACATATACTTATCCTGTCAATCACATCTATGGTATGAACCATGATGATAATAATATTATATTTCATATGTGTTCTCCCTTTGAAGATGAAATGAAAACTTTAGAAAGGAAACACGCACTCAAAGCACAACATCCTATATTGACAGGCAAAGCATACACTCGATACCTTTACAATATGGAAACTAAATCAAAAATATTTGAAGTAGTTTATAGAGATATAGAAAACTTTGGATATGAAAACTATCCAGATCCTGTTGTTGATGTTCCATCTACAGTTCATATTAATACTGTCTCAGAATTTTACGATGAAGATTTTAAATACATATCTCAAAATATATTAATAAATGGATGTGATAATATTAAAGCAGTGTATGACTTCGCAGATAGTTTGAACAAAGATATTCCTAAACCTATACCTGTAGATAAATGGTTACATAAAGACGATTTATTTAAGTTTGTATTTGATAAGTATGGACACTTAATTAGTTTACAATTATGGGCACATGTTGATAGAGTTTCTATTCGTGAGAAAGGTGAATACAGAACAGAGTATAAAGCAGATTATGCAGACTGTATAAATAATTTAGATGAAACTGAAATAGTAATACCAGAGTATGATGATTATGGTAATTCTATAAAGTCATCAAAACCAAAAGATAATGAACAATATATTTTATTTCCTAAAGCAAGGGATAAAGACTATGAAAAAATTAATTACAAAGATTTTTAAAAACTGTGGCATAGGCACAAGTCATGTAATCAATAAAGATGGTATTACCTGTATAAAAAGGTATGGTTTCTGGACTCCCTATCTAACTATCTTTATTTCAAAAATATATCCAATCACACATTTACATAAGATATCGCAGGTGTATCATTCACATCAAGGAAGTTTTCTATCCTTTATTTTAAAAGGAGCATATCTACAAGATGTGTTAGAAGTAAATAAAGTATTTCGAACTTCACATAAATGGTTTAATTATCTTCCTTGTGGATGGCATCATAAAATTACTTGTTATAAACCAGTATATACATTAATGTTTATGGGAAAACGAAAGTGTGAACCAACTGTAAGATTAAAAGAAAGTGGTAGGAAATTAAAACATGAAAGATTTTTTACAATAAGCGATTAGAGATATGATATATTTACATAGAGTGATAGTTGAAGACAACGAAGCAACTTGGAAGATATACTGGTTTAATCCAGGAATATTGTCACATAGAAAAAAGGTGAAGAAAATACAAGAACAAATATATAAAGTATTTCCAAGTGAGACATATTCTTGGGCAGATCCAGCACACCAATGTTTTGGTTATCATTTAAAAGATAATCTCGTTGTAACTAATGTATGTGGTTCTGATGATTTTAATCTTGAAAAAAATAAACACTACAAAGAATTAAAAGACCAACATAAAATATTTTATGATAAAGATTTTATCTGTTTCTATTATGATTTAGATAATGCTAAGAAATGGTCTGAAGTTTATTATAAGACTGACGATAATCCAGAAGTTATTTGTAAAACTAAATTAGATGATGGTTTAGAAATTGCTTGGATGTCAGAATATTACTCAGATACATTTGAAAGAATGGGACAAAATCTTTTTATAACAGGTAATACTGAAGATGTATATAAATGGATTGATAAACAAAATAAAGATATTGCTAAACCATTTACAAATCTTGTTCATGTAGATAATGGAACTGATGCTATTGATAGGATAAACACAAAGAACGCATTTAAGTGTGAGTATGATAATGAGGGAAATTTAATTAGACTTAAATTTTTTGGTTGTGTTAAAAGAACTAAAGTTAAAAAGAAAGGTGAATTTTCTCATATTGAGATTACATCAAGTTATTCAAGCAGTATAAATAATATAGAACAAATAGAAATTGTCGAATCGAAGTATGATGATAATGGTAATCAAGTACCATCAGATATTATAAAAAGAGTTGATGATTATATTTTCTTTCCTAAAGCAAGGGAGAATGGTGAGTATGAAAGAGTTATTCTCGAAGATATGTAAAAAACTTAAAATTGGATTTGGTCCAAATCATGTTGTTGCCAACAATGGTGTTACAGCATTATCACGATGGGGATTCTGGTCTCCATTCTTCACTATCCTAGTATCAAGAATACATCCTATCGACCATGATAAGATGTTCAACAATACACGAAACGATGCTAGAATAATATATCACAGTCACGAAACAAACTTCTTATCATTAATTTTTTGGGGTAAGTATATTGAGGAAAGAAATGTTAATGGTACAATTGTTGTCAAAGAAAGAAAGTGGTTTAACTATGTGAAACGAGATACCTTTCATAGAATTAAAGCAAAAGATTATGCTTGGTCTATACAAGCAGGTTTTACTAGAGATGAAAAGGTGAAAGTAAAAATTAATAATAAAATATATCCACATAGAAGATTGTTTACTATGGGTGGTAGGAGTGATGGAACTTTAGGATGATGAAAGTATTAAATGATGTAGATAGCACTGATATTGAAAACTATTGGGAAGTAACTAAAAGTGATAGTGAAGTTTTTCCTTACTTGATTGTTGACAATTGGTATAACCCAGAAGAACTAGAATCTGTTTGGAAAGAACTAGATTTTTATCAGTCTTGTCCTAGACATAAAATTTCTAGAACAGAAGAAAACAATGCACCTGTTGCTCGTGAGATAGATGGTACACCAAAGAGTAAAGCATTTAGATTTCATTTGTGGGATTTATACTTAACACAAGAGGGTAGAAACTTCTCAAACATATTGAGAAATATGTACAAACAAAGATCGCCTGAGTTTTATAAGATTGTTGAAGATGCGTTTCCTATTCACCACCATAGTTACAAAGGTACAAATACTGATGGAACTATGATTTCATATTATGAAGATGGTGATTATTATAAACCACATATTGACAGTATGATGTTTACTTGTTTGATATGGGTTTACAGAGAACCAAAACAATTTAAAGGTGGCGACCTACGATTACCACAAGCAGAAAAAACAATAAAAGTTAAGTCTAATCGAATGTTACTCTTTCCGAGTTATTTTTCACATCAAGTAATACCTGTAAAATTTGACAAAGAACCAACACAAAGTGGTCTTGGAAGATATTGTATTACACATTTTTATAATTGGGAGTCTAGTAATGTTCAAAGTATATGATAATGTTTTAGATACACAAATGTTAAATTATGTTGACGATTACATTAAAACACTCCCATACTTTCCACATACATCTACTACGATGGATGAGGGTAACTTCTTTGCCACAAATGATTTAAGAGAAGATGTATTGTTTAATTTTTTAACTAGTGTAATTACAGAGTATAATGACAAACCTTTATTTAAAGAATGTCCACATGTAACAAGAGTATATGTTAATGCTCACAATTATGGTAAACACAATGGTGGTCGTTGGCATACTGATGAAGGCGATAATGGTAATGGTTGGTGTAATGCTACAATTATCTTTTATCCACAACAATGGCAAGTAGACGATCTTGGTGGTACATTATTTAAGAATGGTGATGAAATAGAAACAGTTGATTATGTAAGAAATAGAATGGTAGTATTTCCTGCTAATATGCCACACAAGGCACAACATCATCTTAATAAAAAAACAATGAGATACTCAATCGCATATAAAATGAGAGGTAAACTTAATGATTGGTAAAACAGCATTAGTGACAGGTGCGACAAGTGGTATTGGTAATGCTATCGCAAACAAATTAAAACAAAGTGGTGTTAATGTCATTGGTGTTTCCATGACAGAAGAAGATAAACATAAATTTGATGGTGAATGTATTGTTATAGATTTAACTAATGAGGAACAAATAAAAGAAGAACTTTCTAAGATAGACAAACCAGATATCTTAATTAATTGTGCTGGGTTTTGTTTAGTCAATAAGAACATTGAAGATACAACTACTCATGATTGGGATTATACATTTGATTGTAATTTAAAATCTATGTTTTTACTAGTAAGAGAAGTTGTTCCTAGTATGAAAGAAAACAAGTATGGTGTTATTGTAAATATGTCAT